ATCACACTTTTTAATCGTGCAGACGCAACTGGTTCAGACCCGTTTACTGAGATTGGCCGTGAGATCTACAATGACCCAACGATGCAGCGCTCAGATAAGCGCCGTAATCTTATTAAGGGAACTGTCTATGGTCGACTCTATGGCGCAGGCGTTGCAAAGCAAGCGCTAACCGCAGGCGTTGCTGAGCCTCAGATGCGCACGGTATCAGATGCGTTTGATATGAGATTTCCTGGAATGGCGTTCTTCCAAAAGCAAATTGAAGACGCAGGCGTTAGACGTTTTAGGCAAGAAGGACAAGGATACGTCTACACATGGACAGGCCGTAGGCTTCCTTGCGATGAAGATAGAGCTTACACGCTTGTGAATTACTTAATTCAAGGAGGCGCGGCTGAAGTCTTTAAGTCTAACTTGATTAAACTCGACCAGGCAGATTTAACCGAACTTCTTATCGTTCCTGTACACGACGAAATCGTGTTGAATGCTCCGCGTAAGGACGCGCAAGAGATTATGAAGGTTGTGCAAGAATGCATGACTACTAGAGAAGGCTGGGAAGTCCCACTTACATCTGGAATCGACGGACCTATGGAGAACTGGGGCGAAAAATACCGATGAAATACGTACTATCAGTAGACCCAGGTAAGGCGACAGGAATGGCTTTGTTCTCGCTTGAGCAAGGGCAAGAGCCAGTGATGCTTTGGTCTGGAGAATACCAGCAAGACGAGTACGCCAAACCTATTCGTGAAACACTAAGTCTCTATCCTGAGGCTGAGGTTGTCTGTGAAAGATTTACTATTAACATGCAGACGGTAAAAAACTCACAGGCGCCTTACTCACTGGAGCAGATTGGCATTCTTAAGCAGTGTCTTATGGACGCAGGAAGAAAGGCAGATGATATCTACTTTCAATCTCCTGCAGACGCTAAGGCAATGTTTGATAATCCAAAACTAAAGAAATTAGAGTATTGGCACCGTGGTGGAGAAGGTCATGCACTTGATGCTATACGCCATGGACTTCTGCGTTGCGTGAAGGTAGGTTGGAAGCCATTGCGCCTACTTCAATAAAAACCACTTACTAGGTCAAAATGTAGTTTCTTTTTTGTAAAAGCGTGTTAGTATGTATACATAACGACGAAAGGATTGATTGGTGGCAGTAGCCGTAGAGCTCGACGAATCGAACAGGCGCATAATAATCAATGCAGAGTGGCGCTTTAAAGAACTTTGCAAATCTATACCTGGAGCTAAATGGGATCCAGGTGCGCAGTTATGGTCCGTGCCTACAAGCTGGGCAACATGCTTAGCGTTGCGTTCTACCTTCAAAACTGACCTTACTATAGGACCTAGATTAGGGTCTTGGGCAGCCAATGAATTATCGACACGTATTACCCCAGCCAATGATCTTCGTGAACTCGAAGCCCTGGAAGAGGGCAACGAGGACCTGTTTCCACATCAGCGTGCGGGCGTCAAGTTTCTAGCAACAGCCCGTAGAGCATTACTTGCAGATGAGCCTGGTTTAGGTAAAACTGCGCAAGCAATCCGTGCGCTTAAATGGTTACAAGATGGCGGCGAAGAAATCTTCCCCGCGCTTATCGTGTGCCCTAATACATTGAAGAAAAACTGGAAGCGTGAGTTTGACAGATGGTGGCCAGGTCGCAAGGTTGTGGTCATCAAAGGATCTACTGCTCAACGCCGTAAACAGTTTGAAGAAGACGCAGATATCTACGTCATCAACTGGGAATCACTTCGTACTCACTCACGACTAGCATCTTATGGCTCTGTTGCACTTGCTCGTTGCAAGGAATGTGGCGGTCACGATGAGAAGGTTACAGAGAATCGTTGCGAGGTTCATATTCGTGAACTCAACAAGATTAGCTTTAAGGCAGTTATTGCTGACGAGATTCACCGCTCTAAGGAGCCAAAGTCTAAGCAAACCCGTGCTTTATGGGCTGCAACCGGTGACGCTGATATTCGTTACGCATTAACTGGTACACCTATTGCAAACAATGTGCTTGATCTATGGGCAATCCTTCACTGGATTAGCCCTGAAGAGTGGCCAAGCAAAACACGTTGGATTGAACGCATGGTTAACACTATGCTTAACGCCTTCGGTGGAATGATGGTTCTAGGCATTAAACCTCATATGGAACAAGAGTTCTATCAAGGATTAAACCCAAGAATGCGTCGTATGCTTAAGGCAAAGGTACTTCCTTGGCTCCCAGAAATGATGTTTGAACGTCGTGATGTCGAGATGAGTACTAAGCAGCAGAAGGCTTACAACCAGATGCGTGATCTCATGATTGCTGAGTTAGAAGACGGTGAAGCTATAACAGCGCCAAGTCCACTAACACAGACTATTCGACTACTACAATTCGCTAGTTCATACGCTGAAATGTCTGTAGATGAAGAGACTGGCGAGATTACAACAGCGCTTATTGCTCCATCTGCAAAGGTAGATGCAGTTATTGACGACATGAAGGCTGGAGACTTTGGCAATGACTCGGTTGCTGTTTGTGCCGTATCACGTCAACTAATTTACTTGCTAAGCGCTGAGCTTACTAAGGAAAAGATTGAGCATGGTCTCATCACTGGTATGCAGGACGAAGATGAGCGCCAACAAGCGGTTGACGACTTCCAATCTGGCAAGATTAAATGGATTCTGTTTACAGCGCAAGCTGGCGGTGTTGGTATTACACTTACTGCAGCTCGCCGTCTTATTATGTTGCAACGTCCTTGGTCACTTGTTGACCATCGTCAAGCGCTTGACCGTGTTCATAGAATTGGATCTGAAATTCATGACTCAATTATCGTCACAGACTACGTGACCGATGGAACTATTGAGGAACGTGTTATCCAGGTTCTTGAAACCAAGGCTGATAACTTTGAACAAATTGTTCGAGATAAAGAAAAGCTTCTATCACTACTAAAAGACGATAAGGCAGGAAAACTATGACCCAACCTATAAGAATCTCTAACTCAGAGATCCAAACGTTTAAGGACTGCCGTCGCCGTTGGTGGTTAAGCTACTACCGTCGCTTGCAGCCTAAGACACAACAGATGACAGGCGCACTTGCACTTGGTTCACGCGTACACGAAGCTCTCGATATGTACTACTCAAAGAACATACCTTTGCTTGAAGCACACTCGCAACTTGTTGAAATTGACAAGCAGAAGCTTATTGAAAGTTACCGTGATACCTATGACCTTGAGTCAGAGGCTGAACTTGGTCGCATCATGTTAGATGGATATCTACAATGGGTTGAAGAAAACGGTATTGATGCTGAATTAGAAATGATTTCTACTGAAGAAATTATTGAAATGCCTCTTATGAATGATACTGTTATATTGCAAGGCAAGATTGATATGCGTGTTCGTCGTAAGGCTGACGGCGTGCGTATGTTCCGCGACTTTAAGACAGTCGGCGGCTCATTTACAGACTTTGGGTCAATGGCGCACATGAACGAACAGATTCTTACTTATATGATGCTTGAGACAGCCCAGAACAAAGAAGGTGAACGCTCTGAAGGCGGAATCTTTACTATGCTTAAGAAGGTAAAGCGCTCTGCAAACGCAAAGCCACCTTTTTACGAGCAGATTGAGGTACGACACAATGTGTTTGCCTTGCGCTCATTCTGGCAACGTATTCACGGAACACTTACAGACATGATGAATGCACGTAAGATGTTAGACGAAGGTGGCGACCATCGTTTTATTGCGTATCCACATCCAACGCGTGATTGCAAGTGGAAATGCTCATTCTTCAGTATCTGCCCGATGTTTGATGACGGCAGCGCAGCAGAGGCTGCACTTGAAGACGCGTTCCAGTCCGCTGATCCATATGACTATTACAAGTCTACAGAAGAGAAAAAAGGAAGTGAATAATGTTACAAACAGCAAACAAACAAAAAGATGAAAGGAAGCAGTGATGTCTGAAGTACAACGTTCAGTCACTATCATGGTGTATGGCGAGTCAAAGGTTGGAAAATCAACTTTTGCAGTGACAGCACCATATCCACGTCTCATGCTTGACGTAGAAGGTGGGCATCGTTTCCTACCTATCACCGTTAAGTACTGGGATCCAATTCGAGAAGAACCACCAGTTGCCGATGGCACCTGGGACACAGTTGTCGTAAACGTTCGCGACTACGATGTTGTTCTTAAAACATTCCAGTGGTTACAAACTGGAAAGCATCAGTTCAAGTCACTCATCATTGACTCTATCTCTGAACTTCAAGTGAAGTGCATGGATTCAATTGCTGGTACTGAACAAATGAAGATGCAACAATGGGGCGAATTGCTTCGTCATATGGGTGCGCTATTGCGTGACCTACGTGACCTTACAATGCAC